CTTCTTCGCACCTGATAAAAGCACTAAAGCTAAGGCTCCACCCTCGCTCTTGCCGCTACCCCTGCCTCCGAAAGCTACCTTAAAGCGAGCACTCTCGAATACTAGAAAACCTAGCTTGTCGATAAACTCGATGTTAGCAGCTTCAGTGGTCATAGCGATTACTGTTGATAACCCCAACTATTTACGCTAACCGCTGTAGCCGTACCATTAGCGGTTGTAGTAATTGTAATCGGAGTGTTAACTGCGGATGCTGGTACACACGGGCTGAAACCTTGTGTCAACGTCGTTCCGCTAGCCGAACTAGCAAGCTGATATACTTGCGATGCTCCAACCAAACCAGCAATCGTAATCGGGCCAACTGAAGCTGTACCGCCAATAGCCGACACGCTGAAACCGCAAATGTAAGTCGTCTTAGCGGCTGCGCCAGCGAGCGTTCCGACGACCGCTCCAGTAGTTCCGGTGGCATTTCCGCTGATCGGTGTTGCATTCGCCGGATACTGATTAACTGCAACAGGAAGCGGGGTAGTAGTAGACACTGGTTGACAGTTTGTGCTATTTGGTGTTAAATAATAGCATGGATTTCGAGGATTGTTTTGCGCAAATGCTAATGTCGGAAGCATCAGCACGATTAAAGAAAGGAATAGCTTTTTCATGATCCACCTGCAAAAAGACCGTGCCCACAGTTAGCAGGCACGGTCGATTGATTACTTGGTAACCCAGTTAGCAACACCAGTTCCACCAGAACTGACAGGTGGTGATGCCTTGTTACACTTGAAGATGGTTTTAGACGCAGCGGCGACAGAAACACCAGTACCTGTTGCCACGCCGTCAATGGTGTCGTTACCAAGTCCGAAAACTTGGACAGCCTCGGCACCATCGTTAATCACCCACACTTCAGCGCCTGCAAAGCCTTTCGGCAAGATGACGCTATCAGCCGCCGTAGCGGATGTAGCAATAGTATTGACGTGGGCAGTGAGCGGTGTAGCACCAGCCTTACCACCACCAGCTTTTGCAACCAAACCATCGACAGCGCCGCTGATTTGATTGTTAATGCTATTGATGTCAGCACCGCTAACTAGCTGCTTGCTAGGTGTGTACTGACCTACTCGTGTGCTTGGATACATATCCGTAATCCTTTCCAGTTAGAATTGAATTACTGAGTACGGAACCAAACACCAGCGGTTGCGCTAGTTTTGCTGTAAATCCACTCCATGCAGGAAGCAGCGCCAGTGACAACAGGGACCAGCATAGCTTGGCTGGTGACCGTGCTACCAAAGCTGTTACCAGTTCCAGCGCCCATTGTCAGAGCAGTGACGATTTGAGTGCCGCAAACGCCGACACGCTGGCCGTTAACCATAGTCGCCGAAGCGGCTGGAAGATTGACAGTCAGCGCAGCAATAGTGCCTGCCGGGTTGACAATCAGTTGCCGCGTTTGAGCATCGACGTTGATAACGTCAGTCGTAACAGGCACAGCCACGACAAGTTTACCACCGCCAACACCAGTCACCGGGATGCGGATCGTCTGAGGATTAGCACCATTGGCAGCGTTGGTATCAGCCGGAATAGTTTCATCACCAGTGAGTGCGGTGGGACCAGCAGGACGCCAAGACGTACAACGGCCATTGTTACCATACGCAAGACACTGCGTGTCAGCGGGAACGTTAAGCGTCGGATAGTTCGGAAACGCTTGACCAAAGGCCGCAGACGAGCCAAGACCAAGAGCAAGCAACGCGAAAGCGAGAATACGAGACTTCATTGTCAACTCCATGAGTTATGAGGCTTTGACCAACTTAATGTTAGTCAAAAGTGGTTTTTCATTTATGATTTCTGATTTAGTATTTGGAGACTGGTCAATTGTTGTCGAACGATCATCAGGTTTGACCATGACAAGATTGACAGTCTTGTTAGCAAAGCTATTATTCACAGTGTTGTTATTCTCTACCTTACCTGTAAAGCCAAGAATGTCAGAATAGAGCTTTAACGCAGTAATCCGGTCCTTCGCTTCGACAAGTGGTCGATTGTATTCGTCGCGAGCATCTACAATCGCCATGATCTTCGCTAAAAGTCCGTCTCTGTCAAGAGGTTTTTCAACCTTCTTGTTAGCCTCGATGTAGGCATCACGTTGGGCGATAACGCTTATGTCCTTCACCCAATTAACGCTTATCCAGAGAGCCTTGTTCGTTTGGTTTTCTGCAACGATCAACGCCGCGTCAAACGGCGAAGCACCCTTAGCAAGCTCGATAGCGAAAGCCTGCTTTAACTTTGCGTCATCGGCATAATCAGGCAACTCGCGCTGTGGCTGTTGCGCTGGCCATGCTGTGAACATATCGCTACCCTGCATGAATGAATGCGTCATGATCGAGAAGAGTTATCACGATTTTGAAAATATTCAAGGCGTCTTCGCGACATTTTTAATCTAGACGCTTGTGATATAACCTTTCCTTTATTTCCAGCACTAATCTTAGCTTTAGTCTCGTCAGAATGTTTTCGGCCAGTACTGTTTTTTCTTATAACTTCTATTTGCGAAGCTGTCAGCTTTTTACCTTTATGGCCCTTACCTATTTTAATCCTAGTCTCTTCTGGAAGCTTTCTGCCTATCTGCCAAGCTGACATTTTAGCACGAGTTTCAGCAGACCTTTTTACACCTATCACACTTTGAGCTTTTCTAGCTATATTATATCCAACTTCACCATCACAAACATTTAGAGTATCTATCCAATACTGCTCTCTAACTAACAAATTTGATTTTTCTACAAGCTCGATGATTTCAAAAATAAAACACTCCTCGCCATATTTATTCCAAGCGCGCTGAAGATGTGTATTCTTATGACAGTTGCGCCTCAGTGTCTTAAAATGATCTGACCATCTACTTTCAATATGAGAAGAACTGCCGATATAAATTTTACCATTGGCGTAATTAGTTATTTTGTAAATTCCAGAAGTTTTCATGACCTGTTTATATTTTCACATTACCGCCCATGCATATAACAAGAAAAACCCTTCGATGCAATCATACATCGAAGGGTGAAGTCTGAGGGGAGAAAGACCGGGCAGGACGTTACCCAGCAATCGCATCATAGCGTGAGAGGCAACCTTGTCAACACCAATCTTTCTCAATCTGCATGATGAGCGCATCGCGATTTAACTTCAGGGCGATATTTAGCAGATGTATAAGCTCTAATCTTACTGGGTGTTCTTTACAAATTACATCAATCAGATCACACAGCTTTGCGTCTTTTTCTGTTTCATGCAACGATCCGTCCTCAGCCTTGAAAGCTTCTACACGTTTAACCATGGTATCACCACCTTGAATAAAATTGTCAACATCAACATTATAGTCAGCATTCCTAACCACTGACCGATACCTGTTCTATCTAACCAATGATGTAATGTCAATAGTCTATATTTCATATTCAACTTTCAATTTGGTGCTGCTTACAAGGCTCGAACTTGTGACCTATCGCTTACAAGGCGATTGCTCTACCAACTGAGCTAAAGCAGCTAAACTTGGTCAGGGTAGCAAGGTTCGAACTTGCGACTTCCACACTCCAAATGTGGCACTCTACCAACTGAGCTATACCCTGTTATTGTTTGGTGCGGGCAGTCGGATTCGAACCGACAACGTTTCTAATGTGACAGATTTTAAGTCTGTTGCGTTTCGCCAATTTCGCCATGCCCGCTTTTACCTACACTTTAGGACAAGGATACTTTACAACCAGTTCGTCCAATGTCAATAAACGTTCACTCTCAGTCAGCAGATATTTGCTGATGACTGCTTCACGATCAAACTCTAAATGATACTTCATCGGAAATACTTTCTTCCAACCACGTATCCAATAGAGCCACATTAGTTCATTCCTCTGCTGTCAGCAGGCATGACACTCTGACGTTCATGCTTCGTGATAGCTTCACCAATCGTTCTATAAAGCTGACGAAGAAACTCAGGTTGCATTGATAACTGACAAACAAACTCACGTTCTGACGAACCATCGGCCACTGGAAACTGATCGTAGAACGTCAATCGAACCACATCAGCAATCGAAAGCTCTACTGTATTGACGTATTCAGACATTCTTAACACCCAATCGCTTATTGCGTTCCTCTAAATCAACAACATCGCCACTTGGGACCATACGAAAAGTGCCATCTCCCATAGGGTCAGCCCCGTAATCACCTACCGCTACCAAATTAATCTTTTTAAGATAAGTGTCAGAAGGAAGCCCGGCACTCTCTGCCATGAGCCGCTTCTGGCCGTCTGCCGTGCTATAATCAAAACGTTTCATTTCAGTCACCTTTCGTTGGCAAATCAACATCAGACAGTAACATTGTTTGAATGTAATGTCTATTGTTGATAGCCCAAAAGGTCAGCTTTCCAAGGAATTTTCTAGCATCAGCTTTGCTATAATCAATCTTGTGCTCAGCGACTTTCTTGTCATCGTCCAAGCTAACTACGTAAACCATGATAATCAAAGGATCATCGAAATCAGCCATTGGCTTGGGGATATCAACAGGTTTACGCACCATTTCCATTTCCTTTTGTCTTTAGCAGTTAAAGCAAAGCCCGCCACTCTGTTACAAGTGACGGGCCAGATAGTCAAGCCTGCGTACATCCGGCAGGCTTGTGATACTTACTGGATGCGAGCGACAATCGCACCATCAGCAGGAGCAGTCCAAGAGCCGTAAGCCTTGCCGCCTTCGACCTTGCGGGCCACGAACTTCTTGGTAAACCGCTTCTCAGGAATGGTGACAGTCTCCATGACGTTCTTACCGTCAGGACCCTTCACAGCCTTATTGCCTTCATCGCGCACCGCACGGGTAACAGTCTTGACGTTGCCAGTCTCGACCGCGAAACGCTGATTGGCCGAACCAACAGCAGACGAAACCGTCTTGAAGGCGTCACCCTTTTCAACATCGCTATCAGCGACAAAGAAATGCTGGTCAACCTCAAGCTGTTCAAACGGATACTTCGTCTGAGCACCGCCACCACCACGACGTGTAACTTTCGGAAGAACCAAACCAGAAGCAACAGCAAACTTCGGAGCAGCCTGAGCCGCACCATTCTGAGTATTGGAAATCATTCGAGCACCTTCGGTTGTAAGCATAGCTGCGTAGCGATTGCTATCAGCAGGGTCAGTTTGACCCGGATTGATCGAAATCAATGCCGGATTGTGATTAAGCAGCGGGACACCCTCTGCCTGCGAAACATAGATTGCGACACCAGCAGCATTCGCTTCGGCAATTCGCTTCAGTAGTGCAATATCCATTTCACTTCTCCATTTGGTTTGGATTTATGCAATGCGCAGAAACTAGGTTCGTTCCTCTTTCTTGTCAACGATCTTTTCGCACTTTTCTAAAAGTTTATCACCTTCGGCGCCGCACTCTGTACAAAACGAAACTTGACTGTACCCATCGCGATACCATGCGAGCGAATGACCGTTCATGATAGACTGACGAAGCTCAGCAACCTTGCTCTTTCCGCTCTGACGATGAAACAAATTGTAATGTACCATTATAGCCTCACAACGATAGACACGAACAACGCGAATACACTCATGAGCAGAACACCAGTCGCGAAGCCATTCAGCCAGTGATTATTCGCCATTTGCTTAGCTTGACGTTCGATTTCAGTCATAACTAGCTTCCAAAAACCATCATCAGTGTGACATAAAACAAGTACAGACTACCGACAATACCGATAGCGCGAGCGATTTCAGCAGCGATAAATGTGGGCATGAGACGTTCCTTTCGTTTCGATGCCCACAGATTAGCAGCTAAACCTTACTAAGTGATTAAAGTTCGCCTGAACGAACATCGTTCAAATAGATCGGATATTTCAAAAGCTTACTAGCTTCTTTCTGAGCATGCTCAAGGCTTTCACACCTATTTTTTAGTTCCCAACGTGACCAAAGACCATCCTTGATGTAAACTGACCATTTTAAGTTTACGGGACCATAATAAGGCTCATACTCGATCTTGACTTTACGCATTCTACACTCTCCCGTTCAAATAGTCTTCAATGACTTTCCAAGCTTCTTGCCATGAATAGCAAACAGAGACACGATAACCAACTTCGCGCAAATATGCGATACACTCTACCTGTTCGTCAGACAAACCGCCTTGGTGATGTTTGCGGCGATTTTCGTTCTTCATTTCGATGTACAGACCAGCATACGAACCCATACCGAATGTCAATGGGTAAGGCAAACATACATCAGGAATGCCACTGCGAACACCTTCTCCAACCATACGATGGCTGTTAGCATTCGGAATAGCATGAAGCCATTTCAATTGCGGATACTGCTTACGATGCAAAGCGGCTTGAGCCATCAACGCAGTCTGATGCGCAGTCTCGGAGCCTGCACGGGCAATTTGTTCGGGTGTTAAAGCCATTTCTCAGTCTCTATCCTAAATTAAGCGAGTGGTCTACCTTGCTCCGCGCACCACTCAAGACGGACACAACCCAGCATAATTGAGCAACCCCATTAATTATGCTGGTGGCAAGCTCTCAAATTACAACTTGAACAAGTCTCGAATGAACTCCCATTCTTCCACAGGCATCCTGATTTCGCAATAACCTGTTTCATCCGAATTGTCATAGTCGATTTCGCTATTTTCGAAGCATTGTTTTAGAGTGAACTTCGGCTGACTGTTGGTATGAACAGCAGTCGCCTTGGATCGCCCTTCGGCCTTCGCAGTCTGGACAGCCGCAGAAACCGCAGCGGTCGCCGCCTGTGCGTTTTCCGAAGACTTGACGACCTTGTTAGCCAGCGTGGCGGAAATCTCACCAGCGGCCACGGCCGATTGAACAGAGGCAGGCATGGTCAAAAGGTCCAAAATCTGGCTGATGCGGCCGCTCGACTTGCCGACTTTCTGAGCGATCACGCTCTGTTGCCAACCGAGAAGGAGCAACTTCTTGTAAACCCGTGCCTCCTCCAACGGCGTCAACGGCTTTCCGCTATTGCTGATGACCTGATCCACGATCATATCAGCATCGTTGGCGTAGCGGTCAAACGGAATGACCGGAACCGCTACAAGATCAGCGCCATAATGCTCGATAGCGCGAATGCACGCACGAGTGCGGCAATGGCCGTCACGAACCAAAAGCTTGCCATCAACCATCTTGACGCTAATTGGCTTGGTTTGATTGAAGCCATTATTTGCAATCGACTGCGCAAGCTGGTCAATGTGAGCATCAAGCTCAGGGCTTTCATCGCGCGTATTCCAACCCGGCTCAATTACGAGCATACGCGGGTCAACCTTATGAACGTCCGAACGTCCCTTCGAAAACTGAGCAATTCCAGTAGCTTTAGCCATTTGCTTTTCTCCAAAAGCGTTTCAATAAAAGCACTCTACTCTTTAGCAATTAAACTGTCAACTGCCTAAAAGCATTTTTCAAATTATTTTATGTCATCAACATTGAGCCGCAATTGCCATCACATTTCATGTGCATATGCTTTTTAGGACCAGCTAGGATCATAAACCAATGGCCATCACAATAAGGACACTTGGCCTTGGCTTGCCTCAAGTTTTTGACTTCCATGTTGCGCCGCGCAGTATTACACTTTTTAACGATTTCTATAAAACGCTCAGACATTTCAGACCTCATTCAAAATATCTTCAATCTCTCTCAAATACCCAGCAGATTGATAAGCACGCCTAGAACACTGACGATACAGATTACGCTTGCTAGCGTTGTGAGGATCGTCTCTCAACTGAATAAGTCGGTCCAGTATCAGATTAGCTTGATATTGCGCCGCAATAACCATAT